ATGGGCACGATCACGTCACGTAAGCGCAAGGACAACTCGACGGCCTACACGGCGCAGATACGGATCAATCGGGACGGGAAGACAGTTTATCAGGAAAGTCAGACCTTTGACCGCAAGCAGGTCGCCCAGGCCTGGATCAAGCGCCGCGAGACGGAGCTGGCCGAACCGGGTGCCATCGAGCGCGCGAACCGCAAAGGGGTGACGATCAAGAAGATGATCGAGCAGTACCTGGAGGAGTACGAGAAGATCCGGCCGCTGGGCAAGACCAAGAGCGCGACACTAAGCGCGATCAAGGACACCTGGCTGGGCGAGCTCGACGACGCAGCGCTGACCAGCCAGAAGTTGGTCGAGTTCGCACAGTGGCGAATGAGCAAGGAGGGTGGTGGCGTCCAGGCGCAGACAGTCGGCAACGATTTGTCGCACCTGGGGGCGGTGCTGTCGGTGGCGCGACCAGCGTGGGGTTATGAGGTCGATCCGCTGGCCATGTCGGATGCGCGCAAGGTGTTGCGCAAGCTGGGCATGGTCAGCAAGAGCAAAGAGCGCAACCGTCGGCCGACCTTGGAAGAGTTGGATAAGCTCATGGGGCACTTCTTCGAGATGCAGGCGCGCCGCAAAGCCCAGATCGACATGCCGAAGCTGATCGCCTTCGCGCTCTTCTCAACCCGCCGGCAGGAAGAGATTACGCGGATGCGCTGGGACGATCTCGATTGCGAGCGGCAGGCTGTGCTGGTGCGGGACATGAAAAACCCCGGGCAGAAGATCGGCAACAACGTGTGGTGTCATCTGCCCGATGAAGCGTGGGCGATTCTGCAGTCCATGCCTAAAAAGGAAAGGGAGGTCTTTCCCTACAATGCTAGGTCAGTGTCGGCGTCCTTCACTCGGGCGTGCCCGATGCTAGGCATCGAGGATCTGCATTTTCACGACTTGCGCCATGAAGGGGTAAGCCGGCTGTTTGAGATGGAGTGGGATATTCCGAGGGTGTCGAGCGTGTCGGGGCACAGAGATTGGAATTCGCTCCGGAGGTACACGCATTTGCGCGGCCGGGGAGATATTTACAAGGGTTGGGTGTGGCTTAAAGCAACAATTCAGTCATGATTTTAGGTACATGGGCCTCAATATAGTGGATTGAGCGCCTCTTTTTAATGTGGTATAAGGCTGTAATTTTTGAGCAGGTTTTTTAATGGAAGCTTCAGTCGCTAATATGGCTATAGTAAAAAATAAGACTGAAGGCAATGGCCTCTCATCTGATTCACATAAAGTTGTTAGTTTGTTTTGCGGTGCGGGTGGGCTTGATCTCGGCTTTATCAATGCTGGTTTTGAAGTTTGCTACGCCGCAGATTATGACGCCGCAGCAATAAAAACATACAACAGAAATCATCCCGGGGATTTAGGGCGCGTTGTCGATCTCTTAGACACAACTGTAGAACAGTTGTGTGATTCTATCGTTGAGGCGTGTGGTGAAAACCCACAAATTGCCGGAATTATTGGCGGGCCTCCTTGCCAGGGATTTTCTCGCGGAAACACCGGGCGTCATGCAGAGGATCCACGAAATCAATTGGCGCTCAAGTATGCAGCTATCGTGAATTCTTTTTATCATAAATTTGGTTTGAAGTTTTTCGTGTTTGAGAACGTGCCAGAAATACGCGCTCAGAAGAATAAAAGCTTTCTAGAAGGGTTGCGTAAAGAGCTTTCGCAAAATTTTAATATTTATGAGCAAGAGCTGAATGCCAGTAAATACCAAGTTGCTCAAGCTCGCCGACGTTTATTTATAGTGGGTGTATGTAAGAGCTCTGGTGTTAGTGAGTTTGTGTTTCCTGCTCCGTCGCCTCTAAAAGAGAAGGTCGTCGGTGATGTCATTAGCGATTTGCCCGATCCCGTTTATCTGTCAAACAATTTAGTCGCAGAGTCGATTCCATTTCATCAAAATCATTGGACCTCCCGACCAAAATCAAAGCGCTTTGAAACGGGAGTGATGCCTGTCGGTGGCCGTTCATTTATTCAATTGGATTGGATGAAACCGAGTAGGACGGTAGCGTACGGAAATCGTGAGATACATGTTCATCCGAATGGTAAGCGACGTTTGAGTATCTACGAAGCATTGCAGTTGCAAGGATTTCCTTTTAAATATGTACTTGAAGGGAATATGAGTCAGCAGGTCAAGCAAGTTTCGAATGCTGTGCCGCCTCCGGTCGCGGAGAGGATAGCAGAGTCGATCATGGCGCAAGTTATATAAGGCGAGCTGGTTATGGATGACATTAGCAGTGAAGTTGGACTCTCTGATGAAGAAGTAATATTGCGCCGTCAGTTAGCCGCATCGAAGTTTTATGATGCTCCTGTGCAGGCAACGTTAAAAACCAACCAGCGTGTATTTGCACGGATAACGGATGGGATTTACAGGGAGCCAGCTTCGGCTCTTCGTGAATTAATAGCAAACTCCTATGACGCCGATGCTACGGAAGTGAGAGTTTTTACCGATGCGCCTCGTTTCTCGAAAATAGTTGTTAGAGATAATGGGCACGGGTTGGATGAAAATACCCTGGCTCATATTATTTGCAATATCGGCGGCAGTTTAAAGCGCAGCAAGGATGGCAAATATCATGATGTAACGAGTGAGCTAGATAAGAACCTCAGCCCGATGAAGCGCCGATTGATAGGAAAGCTTGGCATCGGTTTGTTCTCTGTCTCTCAGATTACACATCACATCGTTATCGTCTCGAAGGTGAAGGGTGATAACAAGCGCCTTGTTTGCGATATACTTTTGCGACCCCAATCCGAGGTCGAGTCAGAAACGGACGAAGATAACTACGTAACAGGTAAAGCTGAGATTACGTATGTCCCTGCGGAGGATTTGGATTCTTCAGGCACGGAAATTACACTGCTGAACATACGGCCATTTGTACAAGAGAGCTTGCAATCAAAACTCCTTTGGAATGCCATACAATTTCAACGTGAGACGTCCAACGCTGATGTTGAAGAAGTTGAATTTGATTTAGAAGATGAGCTTAAAGATCTCCCGCGCGAACCTGATTTTCACATCGGTGAGATTGATCCGAAAAATCCAGAAGTTCTGATTACAACGTCTAAGTTACCTTGGCTTTCATCAGATGAGCCGGTAGATAAATTCAGGAAATTGGTTTCTCAAGTTAGTGTTCTAACTGCGGATTCGAAGCGTGGAAACGTTAAGCTACTAACCTCTCTTGACTCATACCTGCGAATGATATGGTCAATCAGTTTGTCGGTTCCTATTGAGTATATCGAAAAGCATCCTTATGAAGTATGCGCTTCCGATAATGTGGAAGTTTATCTCATCAATAATGGAGGTAAAGGAAGCGCTCCTGAAAAAATCGAGCTTAAAGGTGAAGAAACACTCGAGTCCAGACTAGGGCTTGTAGCTAGAGGCGAAGAAAGTGAAATCCCGTTCTCTGTAATCATTGATGGGGTGGAGCTGCGTCGCCCCATATCTATCGGGGGGAGGCTGATAGGGCTAGAGGGCAGCTGATGTTCGTCGGTAGGGCGAATCCCTCGTTAAGCAGCGTACCAGAAGCGTACCGAGGTGGAGAACTCGAATTTGAATATTACATGCTTTGGAATAGTAAGGTTGTTCCTGTTGAGCATAACGGTTGCTTGATTCGAATTAACGGCGCTAATGGCACGTTGTTTGACTCTTCGTTCCTTGATTATCAGGTTTCAGAGCAGACCCGTTTGAGGCAGTTGTCTGGCGAAGTGTTTGCAATAAAAGGCTTGGATTCATCGCTGAATATTGATCGTGAGTCGTTTAATATCGCCCATCCTCATTTTCAGTATCTTAAGCGTTGGATGCATAATGCCCTGCGTCAATTTATGAGCAAGCACAAGGCATTAAGTAAAGATACTGCCGCTCTGCAAAATAAGATCAAAATTGATCAGGTTAAGTCGGATATCGATTCTGTTGTTGTCAATTTCACCAAGAGTCGGTCAGTTCGATTTTACTCCTCTGGCAAAGTTGGTCAGCCTTTGCTTCTGGATGAGCCAGGGACGATCTCAATCAACAGGGAGTCAGTCGTAACGAAGACTCGCAACGCAACTTCCACTGAAAAAGCTCGCATGGGGCTGCATGAGGATAAGCTTGTGGCAGTCGCAGATATATTAGAGTCTTATGGGTTGCTATCTAGTTTAAGTGCTGTTGAGGTAGAACGTCTCATCGGTGCGATTGGCAAAATTTTCCTTATGGATATCAAGAAATATGGATAACGGGGACGAACTGGAAGTCGGTCTTGGTTATGATGATGTTACTCATGGCTTAGTATCCCTCAAAACAAAATTTGCACCTTGGCATAAGCCGAGAAAGCAGTATATTCGTAATAAACAGTGGAATTTTGCAGCTTCCAATTTGATTGAGCATCTTCAACTGAAGAAAAAAGATCGCGCGCTTCAGTATTTGAGTCTTCCTGGATCGGATCTGCTTGATGTGCGCTCACTTTATACGGTCTGCGCGGCGAAAGAGGTTCGGCTAAAATTTATTGGTCTGAACGAAATTACTGCGGGCGATAAAGAAATGACCATGGATCAGCTGATCTCGATCAATGAGCTCCATGGGTTGAAATATATCGATCCTTCTTCAGATGTCTATCAGGATCAGCTAGAGAGTTTGTGCGTCAATAAGTCTATCGCGCAAGAAAATATTATTAAGCGAGCCTCTAGTTACGATGTAATAAATATTGATTTATGCCGAAGTATGCTGGAGTCTCCGCCGCAAGATAAGCAAAGCAATTATTATGATGCATTATTCAAACTGTTGAGGCATCAAGCGGATAATCGTACCGAAGACTGGCTCTTCTTCGTTACCACTCGAACGAATCAAGATATGGTTCATGAAGGCGCATTTCGAAAATTCGTAGAAGGTTTGGAACAGATTTTTGATGTTGATGAAGCGGTATATAATAAATGCTGTGAGCTAGAAATCTTTGGTAAAAACACCCTTGCCGAGCGGCGTATTGATGTTGATAAGATCGATGCTCCTTCTTATAATAATTTGTTGAGCGCGGGTATCGGTAAGTGGGTTTTGGGTGCGCTGACAGGGCAGCCTCCAGCGCATAAGTCTAAAATGCTACAGTTGTTTGGTTATAATGTATTGCAGGGAGACAATGATTCTTGCGATATGATGTCTTTCGGATTTTGGTGTAGGCATATTCCTAATAAAGCAAAAGATGCATTTGGTTTGGCTGGGGCAGGAGTTAATTTAAACGCCGAAGATGTTACTGCTGCTGTAGGTAAGGCTAGGTTGGCTATTATTGAATCTGTATCAAAGTTTATTAATGTTGATGTGGATATGGCCAATGATGAGATTTTTGAAGAAATGCTACAGGCATCGACCAGCCTAATGAAGTCAGCAAGATATGACGTGACCTCTTACGTTGATTGGGCGCGAGCAGATCATGGGAAGGTCAAAACCTGGCTGGCCAACCGTGGTATTGCTTGATTTTTTCCCTCAGGGGGAGGGGCGCCGCCCCTCCCCCTTGCTGTCAATTTAAATTGGTCTTCTACCCATCAATTTTTCGTGTTCTTCTGATGCTTTCTTTCGTTGTTTGTCTATGTAGTCCGCTAAATCTGCTAAATGGACTCCAAGAGCTGCCTTTTGGCTGACGGCACCTAACCTTACAATTGGAAGATCGATCTCCCCTGAAAGGCATTTGCTTTTTAACTTCTCAACGGTCAACCCCATGTAGTCACCGCAAACTTGGCTGAGGGGAATGATCGCTCTGCCGTTGTATTGCGCCATTAGTAAAAATAGCGTGTTCATGCTTCCTCCTGGAGCAACTTCTTTGCCAGATGGTACTGGCCAGTTCTCTGGGTATCCAAAATGGCGCGCTTCCAAGATCGGCGCATCCACCCAGCGAACCCCGCTCTATACCCGTAATGCTCGCGAGCGAACGCGTCGGATGTGTTCGTACCTGGTGCGCAAATGTACGTCCCGCGTTGGCCGAAGTACCGCAGCCCTTCAGGCACTGGAAACTCCTTCTCGAACTCTGCGCGCTCATCAATCTGAATCGGTTCGAACACTGTCTGCTCGGGGGGACTCTCGCAGCAAAAAAAGGGCTTACCCCCCTCGGCAGGCTGCGCGGGCGGGCGGTTATGAGCGATTAGCGTTGCATCAGGTGCGGCTGCCTCGCGCAGCTTTTCGTGGGGTGTAAGTGCCTCGGCAGTGGCGCTGAGGGCAATTATGCCTGCTGCTGCGCAGCAGAGGCTGTTTGTTTCTGGTGTGTCGACGCCACTGGCGTTGCAGAGCAAAGCGGTCGATGTTTGGTCGGTGTGCTGGTCCCTTTCCATGCCGCTTTCCTCCGGTGTTCGATAGCGAGCTGGTCCATCAAGCGCTGGTGAAGCGTGAGCCGTATTGCGATGGTGGTGAGAAATCGGGCTCATGCTGCCTCCTTGACCAAGTCCACCAATAGCAGGGCGTTCTTGGTGTCTTTGTTCAGTTTGCGCAGGGCATCGGTGCCGATCAGTGCGACCAGTTGCCGGTCGAACTCTTTGCGAAAGCGCGTCAGTTCCAACAGCTCGGTGGTGGCTTTGGTGCATTGTTGCTGCAAGACGCCGGCTGCCTGCGGTGTCAGGCGCAACACTTGGGGAGCGCGATTCATGCCGCTTCCTCCTGCGTTGTTGGCTCCAGCATGGCTGCCATGGAGAGCGCTTGATCGCGCAGGGCGAGTGAATCGCGTTCGAGTTTTTTGCCGGTGCGGAATGCGCTGAATGTTTCGGCGGCGATTCTGAGCTTTTCAGCGATGGCCAGTAGGGTTTGACGCTCTTGCTCTCCCAGTTTTGAGGCCGCCAGTGCGCGCTCGTAGTGGGCGTACAGTTGTAGGCGCTCTGCACGAACTTGGTGTAGTGAGTCCTCCAGGCTGCGGAGGGCTTGCGAGTTGTCGGATTGTTGGGTGGCTTTGCCTTCGTCGATTCCCTCGAGGCGGCTATCGATCAAGCCGCCTCGGTAGCCGGTCCAGTAGAGAAGGGCAGCGCCGATGATGAGGCCTATCAATGCGCAGATTTGAATTGCAGTCATGTGGTGTGCTCCTGGTGGTGTCGTAGCCTGGTCGTGGCAGCCGTTGGGTCAGGTGTCTTACTCGGTTGAGTCGTCCTGCGGTCGCAGCATCTCTTCGTCTGCCTTGTAAGCCCGGATATCGATCAGCGAAGCGACATGGCGGATGTGCGCGTACTTCGGTGCCTTACGGCTGGTGTCCAGCGTGGTAATAGGTAGCTGGATCCGCCCGCTGTTGATCTCGGCCACGAACGATTGCTCGTTGAGGTTGCGGAAGTACTGCTCGCGGACTTTTTCCAACGGGATTAGTACATCGCCGAAGGTGCGGTAAAGCAGTTCCACGGTGGCTGACTCGGGTGCGGGTCGCAGTCGTAGCGGTGTTTGGCTGGTGTTATGCATCGGCTTGCTGAGCCTCCTTGCGTTGTGTTCTTGTCGGGTGGTTCCAGGCATTCAGGCAGTGTGTTTTGGTCAGCTCCCGCAGATGTTCCGGCACTTCGAGGAGCGCGGTGTTGCGCTCCTCGCGTGTGCGCATGGCGACGATCTGGCGGGCGTACTCCCTAGGCCACGTCACGGTTGTTTACCGGGATGGCGGGTATATCCAGCCCCAGTTGATCGGCCAGCCAACGGAGGCCGGGTTGTCTGACGCGGGTTGACTGGCTGTACTGCATGCCGGCGGTCTCGTGGTACCAGTTGCTGTCCTTGACCCGCAGGAATTCGCGATCGCGGGTCGGGTAGGCCGGTAGGTTCCGGTTGTTGAGCAGACCTTTTGCTCGCATTAGGTCGATCAGCTTGGGCCGAGTGATGCCGAGGTGTTTTGCGGCTTGGGCGAGTGTGCGTTCCATGTCGTCCCCCTCAAGCCGCGTGTGCGGCGGGTGTTGCCGCTGCCGCCAGGTGGTTGATGGACTCGGCCACTTCCTTGTAGATCTCGACGTCGCTGCCGTACACGGTGAAGCATTTGGTGCGCGGCCTTTTCTTGCCGATGCTCATGATGGTGGTGACACCAGAGCGGGTTTTAGTGCGATGCAAGGCGACGTGGAGGGGGAGATCAAAGCCCATGTTAAGGCTCACCACACCACCGGTACGCACAAGATCGAGCACTTGTTGCTTTTGCTCGATATCGAAGCGGGCGTACTGGCGGCCAGCGTGGCGGAGGTTGAGCAGATCGGCTGCGTTACTGGTATCGAACGGGCCGTTGACGATCTCTTCGATGAAGTCGGCCAGCTTGAGGTGCATCTTTTTTTCGTTCTTCAGAGTCAGCGTGTGGCGCTCGCTGCCCAGTTCGACGGTGAAAAGGGTGTCGGATGTGTTGCGTTCAACTTTCAGGCGGAACGATAGAGCCTCGCGCTTATGTGTCGACCTTAGCGTGTGGTTGAAGGTCTCTGTCAGGTTGACCTGGGCGTTGAGCAGTTGGAGGGTGCGGTTGTCCAGCTTGTACTTGCTCATGCTGCATGCCCTCCGCCGTTCGGATCGAACGGCGCGGGTGTGGCGCATGTTTTCTGCTTTGGTTTGGTGGTGGCAAACGGGCAGCCATATTCGCGGGCCAAGCGGCGAATTTCAAAGATGCGGAAGGGGTCCGCAGCGGCTGGGTGTACGTGTAAGGTTGCTGTGGTGTGCATGGTGATGCCTCGCTCCGTGGTGAAGAGTTAGGCAGATAGTTAACCATAAAGGTTAACCTGTCAAAATATTTATACCTTGTGGGTGATTTTTGATGGCGTCGATGTTCTACCCGGCAGCTCTGCTTTTCGGTAGACAGAATGATGGCAAAGCAATAGCTTTACCCTATGGTTTTTAGAATCCACGTACATGGAGTTTTCTGATGGCATCGCCTCTTTCTGATTTAGACGAACTGGTTTTGAAATGTCGGGATGAAAAGGCCAAGAGTTACATTCGCGAAGCAGTGGCCTGTTATAAGTCTGGTGCGTTTCGCTCTTCGATTGTTTCTACTTGGATCGCGGTTGCTTTTGATATTATCGATAAATATAAGGAATTATCTTTAGCAGGAGATAAGCAGGCTGAGGCAGTAATTAAGGCGTTTGAGGCTGCGCGGGTGGCGAATGATATCTCTGCCTCCTTAAAGTTTGAGCGAGAGCTACTCACTAATGCTAGAGATAACTTTCAACTCATATCTCATGTTGAGTTTACGGATTTAGATAGGCTTCAGCAGGATCGCAATAGATGCGCTCATCCATCAATGACTGTGGATAGTGAGATTTTTAACCCGCCAGCCGAGCTCGCAAGGGTGCATATTAGGTCAGCAGTTGAATATTTACTTCAGTACCCACCTGCTCAAGGTAAGTACGCTCTTGGGTTGCTGCTTAAGGAAGTGGATTCTGGCTATTTTCCTACCGAGTTTGAGAAGGCAGTTGTTGCATTTAGAAGTGGTCCTTTACTTAAAGCGCGCCCGGCTCTCGTCACAAGTTTTATTGTGGTTCTTTTGAAGAAGTTTGTAGCTGGGTTGACAGATAAAGAAGAACTTCAAGTTTCGACAGCGTTTAAGGCAATCGAGTCAATGCACAAGGTCGTTTATGATCAAACGCTAGCGGAAAAGTTTTCTCCAATAGTTCGTGCTTTAGACGCAGAAAATCTCGATAAGGTTCTTCCCTTACTGACATTGTTGGACGATGCATGGGTTATGCTTGATGAAGATCAACAGCAGAGAATTTCCGCCTACGTTGAGGCGCTGCCTAGCGATAGATTCGATGAGGTAATCCCGCTGTTGGCGCTCAAAGGCCTAGAAGCTCATGCGAAAAAACGTGTGATGGCAGCGACTCGGGCGGAGATAAATCGCTCGAAAACAACACTATATAATGACGCGGTTGGGGAGAGGGTGGCTGAGCTTTTCGCTGCTTCATCTTCATTTGCGATGGCAAATGACTTTGGAAACACTGTTATCAGGTTCGCGAAGCATTTCACCAAGCAGCAGGTGGTTGACCTGATTCGAGTGTGTGGGTTAAACGACCAAATAAAATACAGCTTTGTGGCAGGTGCTGTAATTTCTGCCTTGAAGGATAATAAGAATGTTGAGCTTGAAGAGTTGAACGCTGTTTTGGCTGAGGTAGGGTTGGAAGAGTATATTGATGACCCTGAGCCAATAGCGGTTGAGCCAGCAGTGCAGGCGCCAGGCGCGGCCTAAAGGTTATCAGTCTGAGTTCAGATTAATGATTTGAACTCAGATTTATTATAGGTCCGATATTTTCCATCTTGCTCTTCCGCAGATTGACCATTCTTCGGTCATTTTAATAATTCTTTCGGGCCAGTCAGGATTTAGCGCATAAAGATATTGCTCGTTCCCCTCTTGCTTCAATTGTTTGAGTGTTGCCGCTTGATCTCTAGTTCTCTTTGCGGCAACGAAATGACCTGGTAAAGCATCAAGAGAAGGATCGATAACTATCTTATCGCCCTCAACAAATTTCGGCTCCATGCTCATTCCTTCAACACGAAGTATGAAAGCTCTTGGCCCGACAGGTCCGGGAGCATCAATCCACTCCTCCGCATCGCGTGGATCGAAGATAACATCCGATTCACACCATGCCCCGGCCGCAATAGAACCAATAACAGGCAATTTACGTCCAGTGTGACTCAATACGGTGGCGTTATTGAACTCGCCTACTCCATAGGGCATGTCTAGGTAGCCGCTGTGAAGATTCAGCGCCTGTTCTATTTCGCGAGCGATCTGGTCACCAATACCCTTCGTTGGGTTTTTTCCTCCGAATGCACTCACCTGAGCAGGTGCTTTGCCCAAAAGGTCAGCGATATCGGTCAGGCGAAGTTTTTTCTCAGCCAGGACTCTTCGGAAATTCTGTAGGCGCGTGTCTGAAATTTTCATGCTGAGAGTTTGGCTTTTTTAACCTTTCAGGTGAATGTCCAAAAAGGTGTTGATAAAATTAACCTTAATGGTTAAATTTGCATCAGGAGGTACACCACATGAATCTGCGCGATTACATCAACAATTTGGATTCCGAGGCGCTTCAGGCTTATGCGGTACGTTGCCGTATAGCTGTCAGCTACTTAAGGCTTCACGTCAAATACGCTAGCAAAGACCCCAGCGTCTCGCTGATCAAATCATTGACTCGCGAGAGTGAAGGTTGCGTCTCCCTTGCTGAAGTGCTGGAGCATTTCGGTATTACCGAGACGATTTTATCCAAAGCAGCATAGCAAGAAAAAAGGCGACCCAAAGGCCGCCCAGTTCCTCCCGGCACGCACCACCACAGCGCTGTCGGGTCGCGATAAAGATAGGCGGGCACACCACATGCGAACCGTCGATCTTTACCGCGCTTTCCAAGGCACGGATGCCTTGGTGTTGCTGCCTTTTCCACCACAGATTGGGCAGCTGTTGCGCCAGGGGTGAACGACGGATCGTTCGCCTCGGCACGGTGCCGGTTCGATCCTGAAGATCTGGCCGGCGTTTGGGCCCTTTCAAGCCACGCGGCAAATGTATCACCACTGCATGTCGCGAGGCACTGGCAACCTGTAAGGATTAATGCCATGAGCCGAATCGCTCTGAGTTCTGTAGAACGGGCGCAGCGGGAAATCCTGCCGCTCGATTTAGCGCTTTACCATGCTGCCCGGGACTACCCCGGCGGCGCTGCTGCAATTGCCGCCACCACCGGCAGAAACGCCACCACGCTGCAGCACAAGCTGTCTCCAACCCACCCCAGCCACACGGTGAACATTCAGGAATTCGGCGAGATCCTTGAGCTGACCAAGGACCGTCGCATTCTGGATGCGGTGCATGCGCTGGTCGGGGATACGACTTGGCAGGAGTTGGCCGAGGCGTACACCAACGACATGCCTGAAACCTTAACCACCGGCATTGCTGAGTATTTCCGTCAGGTCGCGGATCTGGCTGAGACCTGGGCAAAGAGCATAGGCGACGGTGTGGTGACGGACCACGAATTGGCCGCGATTCGCCTACAGGTGTTTCGCGGTATTCAAGGGCTGTTGGGGATGTTCAACCGCGCCACCTACGTTAATCAAACAACGCGGGGTGTCGACCGTGGCTGATATCGCTGACTTTGCCAACGATCTGGTGCAGGAGCGGCTTGATCAGGCACTCGCTGCACGTAACGCCGCCAAGCCTGCTTCGGCGGCGCATTCATTCCTGTTCTGCGAAGGTTGTGATGATCCGATCCCTGAAGCTCGACGACTCGTACTTCCGGGTTGCACTCAGTGCGTGATCTGCCAGTCCATCGACGAATCTCGGGAGGCCCGCCATGCTCGATGAGGTATTGGGTCAATTCGCAGACTACGGCCTTGAGCCGGACCAGCCGTTAATTTTTGGCAAGCTGACCCGCTGCAAGACCACGCAGGACAAGGGCAAAGAAAAGAACGGTTGGTACGTCGTCCACGAACATCGCGCCGAGAAGGGCGAGACGCTGATCTTCGGCAGCTTCGGTGACTGGCGTTCGGGTGAGACGCAGAAGATTAAGGTGAAGGCGGGGCGGATGTCGCCTGAAGAGCGTGAGGTTATGCGCGCTCGCCAAGAGGATGCCAAACGTCGCGCCGCCGAGATAGCGGCCAATGCTGCACGTCGAGCGGCGAACCGTGCGGCGGGGCTGTTCAAGCGCATGCCCGAGAAGGGGCGTAGCGACTATCTGGACAGAAAGCAGGTCGTCGGCTTTGGTGTTCGTTACGCGCCGCGCACTGGCGCGTTTTTGGTGCCGATGAGCAATGTGCGGGACCAGATCGTTGGCCTGCAGGTGGTCTTTCCGGCTAAGCAGGAAGAAACCGGTCGTGATAAGTCCTACTGGCCTTACGGGATGTCGAAGGAGGGGGCCTTTCACCTGATCGGGCCTCACCCTGAACCGGGGGAGCCGGTGCTGGTATGTGAGGGTTACGCCACAGGCGCCAGCCTGCATATGGCAACCTCGCTGACGGTGGCGGTCGCTTTTGATGCGGGCAATCTGCTGGTGGTGTGCAAGGCCATGCGTGAGCGCTTTCCGGGTTGCCCGCTGATTGTTTGCCGAGATGATGACTGGAAGACGAAACGCGCCAATGGTGATGCCTGGAACCCCGGTGAGGAGAAGGCCAACAATGCCGCGCTGATCGTTGGTGGCCAGGTCGTCGCGCCGATCTTCTCCGGTGAGCGGGAAGATAAGTGGACGGACTTCAATGACCTGCACGTAGCCGAAGGCTTGGAGGCGGTCCGGCGCCAGGTATTGGCGGTGGTGAAACCGCCGGCAGCGGGTGGGTGGAAAGACCAACTGGCTCGCACCGAAAGCGGCGCCCTGATCGCGCATATGCAGAACGTCGAGCTGATTCTTGGCAACGACGAACGCTGGGCCGGGGTGGTCACCTACAGCGCTTTCAGTTCAAAGATCGTCAAGCTGCGTTCGGCCCCTTATGGCGGCGGTACGGGCGACTGGGCCGACATCGATGATGTGCGGGTGATGAAGTGGCTCGCGCAGCAATACAACCTGCGGGTTAAGTCGACTCAGGTGATCGAGGCGGTGAGTGTTGTCGCTCATGATCATGCGTTTCATCCGGTGCGAGAGTACCTGCACAAGCTCGAATGGGACCGGGTGCCTCGGTTGGAAAGTTGGCTAACCGATGTCATGGGCGTTCAAGCCAGCGACTACTCGGCGAAGGTCGGTAAGCGCTGGCTGCTGTCGGCGGTAGGTCGGGTAATGAGGCCCGGCTGCAAGGCTGACTCGGTGATGATTCTGGAAGGCGCGCAGGGCGCTGGTAAGTCGACGGCAATGAGCATCCTCGGCGGCGAGTGGTTCATGGATACGCCCTTTGCCCTGGGCGACAAGGACGGCTTTCAGGCGATCCGTGGCAAATGGATTGTCGAGCTGGGGGAGCTGGACAGCTTCAACAAGGCCGAGAGTACCAAGGCCAAACAGTTCTTCTCAGCGTCGACCGATACCTACCGCGAGAGCTACGGCCGCCGAACAAACGACGTGCCACGCCAGTGTGTGTTCGTGGGCACGACTAACCAAGACGAATATCTCAAGGACGCCACCGGCAACCGGCGGTATTGGCCGGTGGCTTGTACCAAGGTCGACCTGGAGCTGCTGCGTGAGATCCGTGACCAGCTTTGGGCAGAAGCGATGTTTTGCTATGAGGCAGGCGATATCTGGTGGGTGACGCCTGATGAAGCGCCGACCTTTGCCGAGGCGCAGGAAGAGCGCTTTGTGGTGGATGAGTGGGAAGGACCAATCCTGACCTGGTTGGAGGAGTCGCAGATCGGTGAAACCACGTCCGGCAGTGAGGTGCTGACTAATGCGCTGAAGCTCGACTTCGGTCATTGGGGTAAGCCTGAGCAGATGCGGGTAGGGGCGATCATGCACCGGCTGGGATGGCGGCGGACGCGGATGCCGGCGTTGGCGAAAAGTGGGCAGCGTCCTTGGGCTTACAAGAAGCCGGCAGGTTGGGGTGGCGCTTCGGCGTTGAAGGTGGAACCGATCGAGGAGCCTTGCTTCGGTGATTAAGCGAATTGATGAAATGCTCAAGCTTTGGGCTGAGGATCTGCATTCGCCGGTGGCCGAGTCTTTCGGCGGGGCGAGCGGCGGGAACATGATCGCCATGTTGATGGAGTGCAAAGGGGAGTTGATTCGCGGGACTCGCGGGAGTCGGGTGTTGTTGGATGAATCGGCTGATATTGAGCTGATTGTGAACAAGCATTTGGAGCCTCGCCTAGCGCAGGTGGTGAGGGAGCACTACTGCAACCATGAAAGCTTCATGCGGCAGAAGCTGCTGCACTGTGCCTGCAGCGTTCGCACTTACTATCTGCGTTTGCATGAAGCTCATGTGAACATCGAGGGAATGCTGATGGGGAAGGCTGCGTGACCCTGGGCATGACTTTGGCTGTTGCTGTCCCGCTGGCCCGCCTTGTCCTACTGCGTTTCAACGCGGTGGGACAAGCGCGGGCCTTGTCGTTGTTGGGCTGTCCCACCGTCCCGCCTTTCGGGGCCTCCCGCCCATGTGAGCGGAGCGGGCACCAGCACGCGCCCGCGTGTTATTCAATTTCTTCCTTTACACGAGAAAGTAGATAGAACAGTAGGACAGTGGGGCGAGGCCCCGAATTTAGGCGCTCTCAGGCGTCCCACTTCGATTCTGAAAGGTGGGGCAAATGGGACAACGCAACAGCAACAGATAGCCGAGGTGGTGTATTCACCGACATTGCCTAGGCGTTCACCCTGCGTTACCCACTTATTCACCGGGTGGCATTAAAGTGGGGTTGCTGCCAGTAAAATCCACCTGTAAAAAGTAGTCATCTTCGATAGGTGCGACCGCAGAGAGCGGCAGGCACCACACACCAAACCCGGCCATTGCGCCGGGTTTTTGCGTTTATGGGGAGTCTCTAGGTGGGGCGAAGGTTTTAAGTCTCAGCAGGTTTGGCTTTGTCGGTCCTTTCCTTCAGCACCGACATTCGCCAGATGGTTGCGAACAGAATTCCAGCGCTCAGAAACGCGAAAAAATTCATGAAGTACACAAATAGCTCAATCACTTCAATTCTACTTACTGGCCCCGTTGATGTTGCAAACGCCACGAAGGCGTAAGCACTCCTGGCCATCACGAACGCAGCCATGGCGAGAACCATCACCTTGAAGCTTAATGATCGGAGCTTCCTGATTTGAGCTACCGCACTTTCTCGGCTCTCAGGGCTGGCAAACAACCAGGTAACGATGAAGCCCGCGATTACAGCTGTGATGATTGTTTGAATAAAAAGCGATTTATCCACCTGATTCTCCTTGAATCGTAGTTGTTTCAAACTGCCAAAACCCTATCAAAGAACCCGGCCAATTGCCGGGTTTCTGCATTTCTGGAGCCGAATATGACGAACGAGCAGCAAACGCTGGCAGAGATGCCGATCTGGTTAGTGATCGTCCTGGCCCTGGTCGGCGGCGTGTCGGGCGAGATGTGGCGAGCTGACAAGGACGGGGCGCGGGGTTGGGCGTTGTTACGGCGCTTGGCACTTCGGTCGGGTGCCTGCGTTGGTTGCGGACTTTCCACCATGATGTTGTTACACGCCGCCGGGGTGTCGATCTGGACGGCGTCGGCGATGGGCTGCCTGACCGCAATGGCCGGTGCCGATGTTGCCATCGGGTTGTACGAACGCTGGGCCGCCAAGCGGCTGGGTGTCTGCGAAGCGCCACCCTCCGCTGGTGAGCAGGGGTGATGCACCGGTCCGGGGCACCGAAAATCACCGGGGACCCTGGGGTTAACCGAGGGGTACGGGGTCGGAAACCCGCGGCTTTTCGTTAGTGGCTGAGTTTCGAAGTTAGTTGACCTCAGTTGACTGGTTGACCAGTTGACCGGGCTTGGAGATTGGAGATTGGAGGCTACATGGCTTTTTTGACACGTAAGGAATACGGCGAGCTGAAGGGCTGGTCCAAGCAGCACATCAGTAAATTGATACTCAATCATCGGTTGGTGTTGGATGAAGCAGGGTTGATCGATGTTGATGCCAGCGAGCAGTTTCTGGCCATGACGCGTGATCCAAGCAAGGTCGGCGTGACGGCCCGTCATGCTCAGGACAAGCAGCGCACAGCTGTCCCACAGCCAGTTCCTGTCCAGCAATTTGTTGCCGTTGCGCAGCCGGCCATTCCTGATTATCAACGCTCTCGTGCGCGACGCGAACATGCCCAGGCAGAGCAGATTGAAAGCCAAGTACGGAAAGAAAATGGCTCTTTAGTTGAGGCTGACGTCGTCGACAAAGCCGCCTTCGAAGCCGGGCGCATGTTGCGTGATTTGCTCCTCGGCATGCCGCCGCAGATTGCTCCGGAGCTGGTCGCGATGACCGATCCTTGGGACATCGAAAAACACCTGACGGCAGCGATTCGCAGAACACTCGAAGATGCTGAACGCATGTCTGCCAGCGATCTTTCTCGAGCATTAACCACCAAGAGCTGACCCCTATGCATTTCCCATACGCAGACGGCGCAGAGGTCTACCGTGTGGCGTACTTGCGTGGCTTGCGCCCTGATCCGGATCTTTGGGTCGATGAATGGGCGGATGAATACATGAGAATCCCGCGCAGTGTCGGTGCCGCTGAGCCAGGCCAATATCGAACATCCCGCACGCCCTATGCCCGTGAACCCATGCGCTGTTTATCTCCGGCTCACCCATGCAAACGTGTGATTACCATGGTGGCTTCGCAACTGATGAAAACCCAGATCGCCCTGAACTGGATCGGCGCGTTGATTCACATGTCGCCCTCAAACATTTTGACGCTACTACCCACGCTTAAACTCGCTTCACGGGTTTCGTCGCGGATCAGTAAAACGATTGATGCGACGCCTGTATTGCGTGAACGAGTGGCTGCGCCACGCTCGCGTGATGCGAAGAACACCCAGGACACTAAAGAATTTGAAGGCGGTACGCTTTACGCGGTGACGGCGGGTTCCGCGGCCAACCTGGCGGAGCTGGCGGCGCGTTTTATTTATGGTGATGAGATCGACCGCTGGGAGGTCGATGTGGGCAACGAAGGTGACCCGGTCAAGCTGGCCGAGATCCGGGGCAGTACCTTTGGCAGAAAGGCCAAGTTTTACTTTTCCAGCTCACCGACCCTTAAGGGGGCTTCGCGTATTGCTGATCTGTTTGCCATGAGCGATCAACGTTACTACTACGTTCCGTGTCCTCATTGTCAGCATATGCAAGTACTGGAGTGGGAAAACCTTAAGTACACGGAGGATTACAGCAGGATTGAGTACCTCTGCAGCGGCCCTGAATGTGGTGCGATGATTGAAGAACATCACAAGGGTGAAATGCTGGCTCGCGGCGAGTGGCGTTCCCATGCTGAAGGGGATGGTGAAACCGTAGGCTTTCATCTCAATGCACTGTACGCACCGTTGGGCTGGACCAGTTGGTTGTCGATGGCCAAGGACTACGACGAAGCCGTTATCAAACAGGCCAGCGGTGACCTCGAAGCGATGCAGGTGTTTTTTAACACGCGCCTGGCGAAAGTTTGGGACAGCACTCAGGAACAGACCAAAGCCAGCGTACTGCAGGCGCGTGCATTGCAAGAAGACTACGTGTTGGGCTCTGTTCCGAACGGTGCCCTGATGCTCACGGCTTCCGTAGACGTTCAAGCCAATCGGCTTGAGTTTATGGTCATGGGCTGGGGCGTCGGGATGGAGCGATGGGTCATCGATCACCAGGTGATTATGGGCAACCCTTCGGATGAACAAACCTGGTCGGCGCTGGATGAAAAGCTGAAGGCTCGCTATTGGCATCCCTGTGGCGTTGGATTGACGATTCTGGCAACGGCCATCGATACGGGTGGTCATCACACCAATGATGTCTATCAGTTCTGCCGCGTCCGTCGGTGGCGCAATGTGTTCGCCATCAAAGGCGCAAGCAAACCGGGGAAACCCCCGATTGCTCAGCGGCCTTCGATGGTCGACGTGACATGGCGAGGCCAGACCGAACGCAACGGGGCAGAGTTGTGGTTCGTTGGTACCGACACGGCGAAGGACTGGATCTACAACCGTTATCCATTTGAGTCAGGGCCGGGCGCGTTGCATTTTGCCAAAGATCTACCGGACGACTTTTTTGCCCAATGCGTGGCTGAGCGCCGCATCACACGTTACGTAAAAAACAAGCCAGTGACTGAATGGATTAAGGGCAAGTCCGAGCGCAACGAGGCATTAGACCTGATGGTGTATTGCCTTGCGATGGCGCATTACTTGGGGCTGGATCGGTACAAGGAACGTGATTGGGATCGTGTCGCTCAGGCGCTTGCGCAGTCTGAATTGTTTGTCGAAAAATCGACCGTCAGCACTCCGATCGAAGTTCAGGAATCCACTAATAAATTTCCTGCACATGAGTCAACTCTGCCACCTGTCGCTCCAGTCGCCCAACCGCGACCTTCTGTACCACCACCTCAACGCCGCAGCTCCACCAGCGGTTACCTGAAGAGACGCTGATATGTCATTTACCCAGAAGCACCTCGACGCGGTTGAGGCGGCCATTGCTCGCGGTGAAAAAACCGTGCGCTACACCGACCGCACCGTGGAGTACCGCACCGTCGATGAGCTGCTCAGGGCTCGCGAAGAGATTCGCTCGTCGCTGGTCAACGCCGCCGCGCCACGTTCACGTGCGGTTCGGCTGTACCACGGAGGCAAGGGACTCTAATGGCTCGCTATCCGACGCTGACCCGTAACGGATTCGTGTTGCCGTCGAACATCAAGGCCAGTTACGAAGGCGCCGGAGAAGGCCGCCGGTCCACTGGCTGGGATGCTCCCGACAACGGGATCAACAGCATCAACACCCCGGCATTGCGCAACCTGCGGTCGCGTTCCCGGGCAGCGGTTCGTAATGATCCGTATGCCTTCAACGTGATCGACAAGCGTGTCAGCAACTTGATCGGCACGGGCATTACTCCTCGGCCGACCACCGACGATGATGCTCTACGCAAACTCATGCAGGAGCTGTGGGCGGATTGGGTCGATGAATCGGATGCCGATGATCGCACCGACTTCTACGGCCAGCAGGCACTGGTGGCGCGCACGGTCGAAACATCGGGCGAGTGCTTTGTGCGGCTGCGACCGCGCAGCTTGGACGAGGGATTGGCGGTTCCGCTGCAGCTGCAGATTCTGGCGCCGGAGTTTGTCCCGCACGACAAGTATGAGAGCACTAAAACCGGCAATACGATCCGCGCCGGGATCGAGTTCAACCCCGGCGGAAAACGCGTGGCGTACTGGATGTACTTGTCGCATCCGCGCGATGCGGCGTCGCTGAACGCTGGCTACAACCAACTGGTGCGAGTGCCAGCGACACAGGTACTGCATATCTTTGAACCGGTGGAGCCCGGCCAACTGCGTGGCGTGCCGCGACTGTCGCCGGTGCTCAAGCGCCTGCGCAGTCTCGACAACTACGACGACGCGGTGTTGTTCCGTCAGGAAGTGGCCAACCTGTTTGCCGGCTTTATCAAGCGGCCGACGCCAGAGTCTGGACCGGTTCCCAGAGATCCGGTGACCGGCGCGCCGCTGAGCCTGGATCGCGATGGCTTCACCCCGATGGTCGCGCTTGAGCCCGGCACCATGCAGGAGCTGGGGCCGGGTGAGGAGGTCGAGTTTTCCAAGCCGCCGGACGCCGGCAATAACTACCCCGACTTTATGCGGCAGCAATTGATGGCCGCAGCGGCGGGCTCCGGCACGCCTTACGAGATCCTCACCGGCGACATGCGCGGGATCAATGACCGAGCGCTACGTGTGGTGCTCAACGAGTTTCGGCGCCGTCTGGAACAACTTCAATTTAGTGTTTACGTCCACCAGCTCTGTCGTCCTGTGCGGGCGGCCTGGATGGACATGGCGGTGTTGTCCGGTGTCCTGGTGCTGGGCGATTACGCGCAGAAGCGCCGTGACTACCTGCGTACCCGTTGGGTGCCGCAAGGTTGGGCCTATATCCAGCCGGTGCAGGACGTGCAGGCGCGCCGGATGGAAGTGCAGGCCGGCTTTGCCTCGCGCAGCGAGATGGTCCTGCGCACCGGCTACGACGCCGAAACGGTCGATCAGGAAAACGCCGCCGATCTGGCTCGGGCTACGGCTCTGGGCCTCAACTACAACACCCTGGATGCCGTCGAAACTACCGACGACAAGGAGCAACCATGAGCAAAAAAGCGCGACCGCGTATTTACAACCGGGTAGGCAAAAGGGTGCAGGTTCAGGACAAAACCTGGTACGCGCTGCAGGCCAGCGGCGAGGCAGCCGAGCGAGTGATCGAAGTTTTTGTCTATGGCGAGATTGGCACCTGGGGCATCACTGCCAATCAGTTCGTGCAGGACCTGCGCGCCATGGACGACGGTGTATCGCCGGTGATCGCGGCCTTCAACAGCATCGGCGGCGATTTGTTCGACGGGCTGGCTATGCACAACGCGTTGTCGCGTCTGGGCGAGCGTTGCACTGGTCGTGTTGATGCACTGGCCGCCAGTGCGGCCAGCGTGGCGGTGTGCGGCGCGAACAAGGTTGTGATTGCGTCCAATGCCATGTTGATGATTCACAACCCCTGGACCTACGCCAGCGGGGATGCCGAAGACTTCCGCAAGGTGGCCGATGCGCTCGACCAGACGATGGAGGCGATCATCGCAGCCTACAAAGCGAAGGCGCCGGACATCGATGAGGTCGAACTGCGTCGGCTGGTCGCCGCTGAAACGTGGCTCACCGCTAATGAGGCAGTGGCCTTGGGCTTGGCCGATGAAGTCGGCGACGGCATCAAGGTCAAGGCCTGCCTTGGCCAAGGTGGTGTGTTGCAGCGTTACCAGCATGCGCCGGCTGAGTTGTTGGCCCAGCTCGACGAGCCACCGGAAGCGGATCCGGATCTGGAGCTGGATCCGGTCGATCCACCATTGGTACCGCCGGTGGTCGATTCGGCCAAGTTGGCACTGATGATCTCCCAGCGCTGCACGGCGGCGGGCATCTCCAATCTGGTCGAGCCGTTGCTCAGTTCAACCCAGCTCGAAAGCGAAGAGATCGTCCTGGCCGGACTTACCCGCGCCAAGGCCGTGAATGATCTGTGCGTGGCGGCTCGTTTACCGGAGTTCAGCGCTAAATACGTTGCGGCGGGGCTGGATGCTGCAGCAGTTCGGGCGCGTCTGTTCGACAAAATTGTCACCAGCGGCAAGGGCTTTGAAATCGATAACAGTCTGCCCCTGGATGACGACCCAGCCCCCAAGGTGCTGGCCAAACAACCTGATCCCACCTCGATCTGGGCTTCGCGTCAAGCGGCCCAATCTGGAACTGCGCGCGGCGCGAAAGGAGCAAGACCATGACCATCAAAAAAGAGCCGATCCACGCGGGTGAGTTTCTTCTGTCTGAAGGGGCGGGGAACATTTCGCGGGAATCGATCAACGTTGCGGCAGGTCCGGCGCTGTACCCAGGGCAAGTCCTGGGGCTGGTGACCGCGACGCGTGAATTCGCGCCGTACCACCCGACCGCTGAAGACGGCACCCAGACCGCTGTGGCGATTCTCTTCGGGCCACTGGGGGCGTCGGACATCGTGCGCCGGGGTCGCGCCGTGGTGCGTCTGGCGGAGGTCAGCGAAGTGCACCTGACCGGACTTGACCCTGAGGCCGAGAGAGACCTGGCTGCCCATTTCCTGATCGTTCGTTAAGACGCTCAGTCACGTATACCCAGCCCGCCTTGAGCGGGCTTTTCAATTTCTGGAGAGTACCCATGGCCGAGATCGCCATTTTTGACGACGAAGCATTTTCCGTTACCGCGCTGACTGCTGCACTCAATGATCAACCTTACCTGCCGGGCCGTATCAGCGCCCTGGGCCTGTTTCGCGAGGAAGGCATCACCACCTTGACCGTACAGATCGAAAAGGACGGCGACACCCTGGCGTTGGTGCCGGCCGGTGAACGCGGTGGCTCTGGTCTGGTGGTCGCCGCCAGCAAGCGCAACTTGATTCCGTTCAACACCGTGCACCTGCCGGAACGCTTCACCATCAAGGCCGACGAGATCCAGGGCATTCGTGCCTTCGGTACCCGCACCGAGTTGCAGGCCGTGCAAGACGTGGTCAATACCCGTCTGGCCAAAGCGCGCCGTCAGTTGGACGCGACCCATGAGTTCCAGCGCATGGGTGCGCTCAATGGGCTGATCCTTGATGCCGATGGTTCGACGGTACTGTTGGACCTCTACGATCGATTCGGCGTGCAGCGTCAGACACTGTCGATGGGATTGGCTGACCAGAAAACTAAGCTGCGTGTTAAATGCGTTGAAGCGCTGGATATGCAAGAAGATGCGCTCGGTAGCGTAACCAGCACCAGTTCTCGCGCTTTCTGCGGCAAGAATTTTTGGAACAGTCTGATCGTTCATGATTCAGTCGAGAAGACTTATCTCAATAGCCAGCAAGCGGCAGCCTTGCGGGGCGACGCTCGGGAAAGCTTCGAGTTTGGTGGCATCACTTGGGAGCGCTACCGTGGCAAGGTCGCCGGTGTGTCTTTCGTCCACGACGACAAGGCGCTGCTGGTCCCTGAGGGTGTGCCGGATCTCTATATCTCGGTTTTCGCACCGGCTGACTACATGGAAACGGTCAACACCCAGGGTATTCCGTACTACAGCAAGATTGAGCCAATGCAGTTCGGCAAAGGCATGGCCGGTGAAGCCCAGTCCAACCCGCTGCACCTGTGCACCCGGCCTCGCGCACAGATCCAGTTGGAGCTCTGACCGTGGGCTTTCGCGACCTGGTCGCAGAGGTCGACGCGGTCGTGTTCGAAACGCTGGGCGATACCGCACGGATCGAGGGGCGCGAAGAACCGGTGTGCGGCATGTTCGCCGCGCCCTGGTTACAGCCCAAGTTCGGCAAGCTCAATACCGGGTTGCGCGAGCCACGTTTCGAGATCCGCGTCAGCGATTCACACGGGTTGGAGCAGGGCATGCTGGTCAGCATTGACCTGCCTGCTCTGGATGGTGGTGGCGACTACGACCTGCTGCAGTTGGAACCGAGCGGTGACGGTTTGGTCGCCTTGATCTTGAGGATGCGCGCATGAGTGTCGGCAGTTACTTCAAGCCCTCGGCCAGTGGCGGGATGATCTCCATCCAGTCCTCGACGGCGGACCTGAAAGCGTTCCAGGACTTCGCCCAGTTGGTGCCTAAGGCGGCCGCTGCCGCCCAACGGCGGGCTATCAACAAAACGCTGGGTTGGTTGCGCACGCACATTGCCCGGGCCGTGAGTCGGCAAGAACGTATTGCTGTTGCGGCAGTGCGTCAGCGCTTGCGCAGTTACCCGGTTACCGGCGGGGCCACCAGTGGCAAATTGTGGTTCGGTTTGAACGCTATCGAGTCCAGCCGGATCGGCCGGGCGAGACAGTCTGGCAGTGGCGTGTCGGTGGCCGGGCGGCGGTACCAAGGCGCCTTTCTGAAGCAGGTCTACGGCAACAAGTCCGACATCTGGATTCGCACTGCGAGCAAGCACTTCAACGCGGACGATTATCCCGACAGCACGGTGTCTTCAAGCCGGGGCGCCAGTTCGGGTTGGGTCGCCGAACACGGCAGTCGCTTTCCGCTGGCCAAAGCCAAGGTGTCGCTGGAGCAAGCCCGACCGCACTTCGACAGCTGGGTCAAACGCGCCGATGCGCGCCTGCTGGAAATCCTGCAGCAGGAGTTCAACTTTGAGCTGCAGAAATACTTGAAGGGGACGGCCAATGTCTGACGAGCCTTTTACTCTGGATCAGCTTTATCGGGCCATTGAACAGCACCTGCTGGGCAATCTTTCCGGGATCAAGGCGGTGACAGCCTGGCCGAATATCAAAGACCGGATTGCACTGCCGGCGGTGCTCATTGACATGGCCGAGATGGAACCTGGCCAAGACATCGGCGCCGGGGAGACAACCCTAGTCTGCAAGTTCGAGGCGAGGATCATTGTTGATCCCATTCGTCCGCAGCACTGTCAGGAGGCCGCTCACCTGGCGGCGCAATTGGCGGTGTTGCTTCGAATGCAAACCTGGGGCGTTGCGGTCGAGCCTGCTGAGTTTATCCAGGCAATGCAGGATTGGACCAAACCGGAGCTGGATGGCTATGTGGTCTGGCTGGTGGAGTGGACTCACCAAATCTATCTCGGGGTTGAGGAATGGCCTTGGTCCGACGAATTGCCCGAAGTGCCGGAGGGTGGCGAGTTTCCTGTTGAGGTGGTGTTAGTGCCTGAGGACTCCCCGTGAGTTACGCGAGTGCCGAGCATGACCGCATGATCGCCGCCATGCTGATGCCGTGTGCGGTGGTCGGCGTGGATCTGCCTGCCGGTATGGTGCGAGTAACCAATGGCGAATGGACCAGCGCATGGGTGCGCTGGCACAGCCTGGCGGCCGGTAAGGCGCGGCACTGGCGGGCACCGAGTGTCGGTGAGCAAGGCGTGTTGTTCAACCCGAGCGGCCAAGCTGGCATGGGCACTTTTGTTCCCGGTCTATACGGCAATGCCGGCGCTCAACCGGATAACCGCGACCATGTCGAGGTTTGGCGTTTTGATGATGGGGGCTCGCTAGTCTACGACTGGCAGGCCATGACCTACAGCATCACTCTGCCCACCGGCACAGTCACCATCAAGGTCGACAGCACCGAGGTCGTCGTTACGGATGACGCCGTGACGGTCAAAGTCGGCAGTACTCAGGCGGTGTTGACGCCGGAGTCGGCGACGTTCGATGCAGCGGCCATCACGCTGGTCGGGGCAGTGGTCATCGACGGGTCGTTACACGTCACGCAAAACATCACCAGTGCCGGCTCGATCATCGACGCCACCGGTAACAGCAATCACCACACGCACTAATTTGTTAACCCTTCCAAGCCCGCCGCTTGCGGGCTTTTTCATGCAGGAAAAAAACATGGCCAAGCCGAACGGTGTCCCTCTTGCTGAATTGCCGCAGCCGCAGCCGCAGCCGCAGCCGCGGGCGACGAATTTGATGCTGAAGTTTCGCGACAAGGTCTACACCTCGCGCACCCTGATCATTCCCGATACCGGCCGCGCGTTGCCAGTAGCCAAGGCCGCCGTCGAGGTGTCGGCGTCCGATGAGCAGGCGCTGAGCTACCTCAAAGCCCACGATGAATTCGAGCCGCTGGGGTGATTTAGATGATCGGAATGGATCGCCACACCGGCCAACCCATCTCCGGCATCGAGCATCTGCGGCAGTCCCTCGCGGACATCTTGGGCACGCGGCTGGGCAGTCGCCGGCATCGGCCGGACTACGGCAGCAAGATCCCCTTATATGTCGACATGCCGGTTAACGAAGGCTGGAAAAGTTCGGTGCAAGCCGAAGCGATTCGGGCGATCGGGCGGTGGGAACCCCGCGTCAAGCTGGAGCGCATCCGCATAGTTTCGGTGCTAGGCGGCAGGATCAACCTGAGTCTTGCCGGTGAGTACCTGGGCGACCGATTTTTGCATGAGGTGAGCGTATGAGCATCGTTGATCTGTCGGCGTTGCCGGCACCGGACGTGCTGGAAGGTCTGGACTTTGAAGTTACTTACGACGAAGCGCTGAGCACCTTTCGCGGTCACATGGGCGACAACTGGAGCGCGCCGCTGGAGAGTGATCCGGTGGTGAAGTTGCTGGAGGTGGCGGCCTATCAGAAGGTCGGCAACCGTGCCCGGGTCAACGATGCCGCCAAGGCGTTGTTGTTGGCCCATGCGATCGGCCCTGACCTCGATCAGTTGGGCGCGAACTACAATCTGAAACGCCTGGTGATTCAGGCGGCGGATCTGGCAGCGGTGCCGCCGGTGCCCGAGGTCAAGGAGCTGGACGACCCGTTTCGCGAGCGCATCCAGTTGGCCTTTGAAGGCCTGACCACGGCCGGCCCGCGTAACAGCTACATCCTGCACGCGCGAAACGCCTCGGGTCTGGTGGCGGACGCCACGGCCGAAAGCCCGGCGCCTTGTTACGTGACGGTCACGGTGCTGGGCTCAAACGGTCGTGGCGAAGTTGGTCCCGAGCTGTTGGCCACCGTCGCGACCGCACTCAATGACGAGGACGTGCGGCCGGTCTGCGACCGGGTGACGGTGCAAAGCGCGGAAATTATCGACTATCGCATTGACGCGATTTTGCACATGACCGGCGCCGGGCCTGAGGGGGACGCCAGTCTGGCCGAAGCCAAGAAGCGTTTAGCGGCGTGGATCAACCCGCGCAAACGCTTGGGGGTCGAGGTCGCCCGATCGGCGGTGGACGCGCAATTGCACGTTGCCGGCGTGACGCGGGTTGAGTTGGTCGGCTGGGTTGATCTGTCTCCGACCAAGGCGCAGGCGGCGTGGTGTACCGATTATGAGGTGGTACTGGCGGGCGCGACATGAACAGTCTGCTGCCAAGCAACAGCACGCCCCTGGAGCGCGCCCTGGAAGCGGCGTTTTATGAGCGAACCATTGTCCCGCTGCGCACGCTGTACAACCCCGACACCTGCCCGGTTCATCTGCTGCCCCACTTGGCGTGGGCGTGGTCGGTCGATCGTTGGGATTATCGGTGGTCGGAGGCGACCAAGCGCGCGGCCATCAAGGCGTCGTATTACATCCATGCCCACAAGGGCACCATCGGCGCGTTACGCCGCGTGGTCGAGCCCTTGGGCTACCTGATCGAGATTATCGAATGGTTCAACACGGTGCCGGAGGGACCGCCGGGCACCTTTGCGCTGAAGGTCGGCGTGCTGGATACCGGCATCACCGAAGAAATGTATCAGGAGCTGGAACGCCTGATTGACGACGCCAAGCCGGTTACGCGGCACCTCACGGGGTTGGCGATCAGCCTTGAAACGCAAGGTAATTTGAACATTACCGCCTGCCTCTACGAAGGCGACGAAATCGACGTGTACCCGCCGGTGATGCGTGACATCGAGGTCACGGGGCGCTTTGCCGTGATCGGCCGCGAACACTCCATAGACACCCTGGACGTTTACCATGATTGATGCGAATTCCCAGTTTTTCGCCATCCTTACCAACGTAGGGCTGGCCAAACAGGCGAACGCCGACGCGCTCGGCATTCCCTGGAAGATCACCGAAATGGGCGTGGGTGATGCCAACCTGACCGACCCTATTCCGAACGCCGGGCAAACCAGACTGATCAACGAATGGCGCCGCCGTCCGCTGAATCAGCTCAAGGTCGATGCGCAAGATCCGTCGATTATCATCGCCGAGCAGATTATCCCGGCCGATGAGGGTGGGCACTGGATTCGCGAAATCGGGTTGTACGATGCCGACGGCGATCTGGTGGCTGTGGCCAACTGTGCGCCGAGCTATAAACCGCTGATGTCGCAGGGCTCGGGCCGCACGCAAGTGGTGCGGATGAATTTCATCGTCAACAACTCGGGCAACGTCACGCTCAAGATCGATCCGGCCGTGGTGCTGGCCTCACGATCCTACGTCGATGCGGCGATTCTGGAAGTGCTGCCGAAGAACAGGACGTCCGGCGAATGGACGCGGGTTAAGACCAACGATCGCGGGCTTGTGGTTTCGGGGGATAACCCGAACACGCTGGCCGGCATGGGCATCACCGACGCGTACACCAAGCCGCAAATCGAAGCCATGATTGCCCAAGCTTCGGCGCTGCCGGTCGGCACGATGGTGGCCTTCCCGGTGAACAAAATCGCACCCGGGTTTCTGGAGATTGACGGCAGTGTGAAAAGTATTGCGGCTTTGCCAGATTTGGCGACGTTCTTGGGCGGTGCATTCAACCTGGGCAATGAAGGTGCCGGCAACTTCCGTCTGCCAGAGTCGCGCGCCGAGTTCCTGCGTGGCTGGGACCATGGCCGTGGTGTGGATGCCGGCCGAGCTGTTGGCAGTTTTCAGGCCGATGATTTCAAATCCCACTCCCACAGTTACGGCATCGCAGCAGTCGTTGCATCGGGATCTGGATCGGGCGTTATTTCTGGTGGCATTACACCGGCCGCCTCTACAACGAGTGTTGGCGGAACTGAAACCCGGCCGCGCAACTTGGCGGTGATGTGGTGCATCAAGGCCTGGAATGCGCCAATCAATCAGGGAAACATTGATATTGCAGCGCTCACCACATTGGCAGCCCAGGCGACGGAAGCTAATCAGGGTACAGCGAAGGTCGCGAGCCAGGCCGAAGTCGAAGCGGGCGTTGACGATTCGAAGTTTGTAACGGCGAAAAAGCTGCTGTTCGGCCTGGGGCTGTCCCTCCTATTCACCGGCTTTATCAGGCTCCCGAAGATCTTCGGCGGCTTCACGCTCCAGTGGGGCGCGAGCGCTGTAAACGCGTCGGGCGATTGCGTTGTCACGCTCCCCGCGACGTACAACACCGCGCACTTACAAATATTTGCCATTTCCGGACAGAACACTCACAAGGCCTACGGCTACTCGGCCGCCACGCTGGGTGGCGCCACTATCCCCTGCTACTTGACCACCAACGGTTCCAAGTCGACTGGCGGCTTTAACTGCATTTGGTTCTCAATCGGGAAATAGCTATGAAGAATTTTATCTCTCCAGGGACCGGTTGGTTTTATCACCGGCCCGGTAACACCAATATCCCTAATGATGCAGTCGAATTGACCGCCGAGCGTTACGCGGAGCTTCTGATAGGACTCCGTGATGGAAAGCTGCTTGTCTGGACCGCTGACGGACTTCCTGACCTCGAGACGCCAGCGCCTGCGCCAGTCGATCACGGCGCGCTGATCGCGGCCGAGCGCTATAAGCGTGAGGGGTTGGGTGTTACGGTCGACGGTTGTGAAATCGACACCACCCGAGACGGGCAAGCCTTGATTGCCGGCGCCGCGTTGTCGGCGATTCTTGATCCGACCTATATATGTAACTGGAAAACCGGCACCGGTTTTATCGAGCGGAACGCTTCACAACTGATTGCAATCGCGTCCGCCGTTCGGGCGCATGTGCAGGCTTGCTTTGATCGTGAGCAGGTGTTGTTGCTTGCGGTCGAGGCTGGCGGGTATCAAGTCGAAATGCTGACTGCCGGGTGGCCGGATTCGATACCTGAGCCCGCCCCTGATCTGGAGCCTGAGTCCGAATAAACGCCCCGTACTGACGGGGCGTTTTCTTTTCCGTTATGCGTAACACGACCATCCCTGACAGCCTCGCTTATGCGGGGCTTTTTCGTTTCTGGAGAGTAAGCCTTATGAGTTTCTTTCACGGCGTCACCACCTCGTTGATCGACACAGGCGCGCGCACCATCTCGCTGCCGTCGTCGTCGATCATCGGCCTGTGCGACACCTTTACCCCGGGCATTCTTGGCGGCGGTACGGCGCTGGCGGGCGAGTTGAAGCTGATCACGTCCGAGCGCGAAGCCATTGCCGCCTTCGGTCCTGACTCGGCAATCACCAAGGCCGCCCAAGCGATCTACGTGCGCGCCAAGGCGGTGATCGTCGCCATCGGCGTGCCTAAGCTCGCTGACGAGGCGCTGCAAACCTCCGCCATCATCGGTGGCGTTCTCGCCTCCGGCCAGCGTACCGGCCTGCAAGCGCTGCTGGACGGCAAGAGCAAACACAACGCCCAGCCCAAACTGCTGATTGCCCCGGGGCATTCGTCGACCCAAGCCGTGGCCACCGCCATGGACGCCCTGGCCGGCAAGTTGCGCGCGATGGCCATCATTGATGGGCCGAACACCACCGATGAGGCCGCCATGGCCTACGCCCTGGAGTTCGGCAGCAAGCGGCTGTACATGGTCGACCCCGGCGTGAAGTATTGGGACACGGTGCTGAGCGCGACCGTCGACGCGCCGGGTTCGGCGTGGGTCGCCGGGCTGTTTGCCTGGACCGATGCCACTTACGGCTACTGGGCGTCGCCGTCGAACAAAGAGTTTGTCGGCATCACCGGGACCACCCGCCCGATCGAGTACCTGGACGGCGACGAAACCTGCCGGGCCAACCTGCTGAACAACGCGAACATCGCGACGATTTTGCGTGACGGCGGTTACCGCCTGTGGGGCAACCGCACGTTGTCTAGCGATCCGAAATGGTCGTTCGTCACCCGCGTTCGAACCTGCGACATCCTGATGGATGCGATCCAGGCGGGGCACAAATGGGCGGTGGACCGCTCGATCACCAAGACCTACGTGCAGGACGTGACCGAAGGCCTTCAGGCGTTCATGCGCGATCAGAAGAACGCCGGAGCGGTGATCAACTTCGAAGTCTACGCAGACAAGGAGAAGAACACGGCCAGCCAGATCGAGCAGGGCAAAATTTACTGGCGCATCCGCTTCACCGACGTGCCACCGGCCGAAAACCCGAATTTCCTCATTGAAGTCACCAACGAATGGTTGACCGAAGTTCTTGAATCCGCCTAAGGGGCCCGCGCAATGATTCCTCAAGTTCTCTCCAACATGAACGCCTTTGTCGACGGTGTGAGTTTCGCCGGCGACGTGCCGACCCTGTCGCTGCCCAAGCTGACGCAAAAGACCGACGACTATCAGGGCGGCGGCATGTCCGCCCCGATCGAAATGGCCATGGGCCTGGAAAAGCTGGAAGCGGCGTTTACCACCAACGGCGTGCGCCGTGAGTCGCTGAAATACTTCGGTCTGGCGGATCAGACCGCGTGCAGCATCGTCTTTCGTGGTGCCTTTAAAGGTCTGAAAGGTGAGGTGACGCCGGTCGTGGTCACCCTGCGCGGCGGCATCAAAGAGGTCGACATGGGCGACTGGAAGGCGAGCGACAAGGCGGAAATCAAGCATGCGATCAAGGCCGTTTATTACAAGCTCGAAATCGACGGTCGCGTGATGTACGAAATCGACCCGATCAACATGATTCAGGTGATCGACGGTGTCGATCAACTGGCCGCAGAACGCTCGGCCGTTGGCCTCTAAGGACTAAAAGCACATGACTCAAGTATCCCAAGACACCAACGAGCCGACCTTGCCGAAGTGGCTGAAGCTGACCGACGAGGGCGTTACCGTAACGCTCAAATACAAAACCGTAATCAGCGGTGTGCAGACCGACGCGCTGACCATGCGCGCGCCCAGCATGCTCGACTGGCGGGCGTCCAAGGCCGCCGGCAATGGCGACTTTGAAAAGCAGGAGCTGTCGTTGTTCAGCAGCCTGGTGGGGCTGACCGAGGCGGAGCTGTTGACCTTGAAATACAAGGACTACAACCGCCTTTCGGCTGGCTATTTTCGTCTGGTCGAAGAAGACGACGTTTAACGTCGACACCCTCAGGGACGTGGCCCGACGCTTGGCGAAAGAGACTAGTTTCTCGGCCGCCGAGATTACGGCCATGCCCTTTGATCAGATGCTGTGGTGGCTCACGGATTGAGCCGCTTTGAAACCCTCGACGTATAGGGCACGCACATGGCGAACAAACTCGCGCTCGGTCTGGTCATTGGCGGGGCGGTCAGCTCCACGGTGGGCTCGGCGTTCAAGGACGTCACCAGTCGCATCAAACGCCTGGAGACGGAAGGCAAAAAAGCCCGGGTACTGGAAAAGACCATTGGCGACACCATTCGCCTGCGTGATGAATGGCGCAAGGCGCACATGGCGGGCGACAAAGGCGCCTCGGCGTTGCAGAAGCAACTCGAAAGCAACCTGAGCAGCCTGAAAAAAGAGGGCGTCGAAGTGCGCAATCTGACCAAGGCCTACACGGCCATGGGGCAGGCGGCGAACAAGGCCGAGCTGAAAGCCAAAGGTCACCAGCAACTCGACGAAGGCAAGCAGAAGCTGAAAAGCAGTGTCGGCCAAGCGGTGGCGGCCACGGCGGCGATGGCCATTCCGACCAAGGTCAGCGCGGACTATGGCGCGATCATTCGGGACATTGCGATCAAGTCGAACATTGCCAACAAGCCCGAAGAAGCGCAGATGTCGAGGAAGATCATCGACACTTCGCGCGACACGGGGATGGCGCGTAACGACGTGGCCGAAGTGGTTAACGCCCTGGTGGGGGCTGGCATGGAGCTGGACAAGGCGCTGGCTTACGCCCCGACCGCCGCCAAGTTTGCCGTGGGGCAGGGCTCGGACGGTGGCGAAACGGCGCGCATGATCAACGCCTTGGGGCAAAACGCCAAGATCACCGACCCGGCCATGATGCAAAAGGCCCTGGAGGCGATCGCCTACCAAGGGCAGGCCGGCAGTTTTGAAGCGGCCGACATGGCGCGTTGGTTCCCCGAGTTGTTGGCTGGGATGGGCAAGCTGGGCATCACGGGTATGGACTCGGTGTCGCAACTGGGCGCCATGCTTCAGGTGCAAATGAAGACCGCCGGCGGCTCCGATGAGGCGGCCAACAACCTCAAAAACTGGATGGAAAAGATCGGTTCCGGTGACACGGTCACGGCCTACAAAAAGGCCGGGATCGACTATCAGGCGTCGATGAACACCGGCCTGCAGAATGGCAAATCCACGCTGGAGTCCAGCTTTGAGCTGGCCCAAAAATACATCGCGGCGACCGATCCGAAGAAGGCCGCCGCCATGGCCGAAGCCACGGCCAAGATCAGCAAGGAGGCCGACCCGGAAAAAGCAAAGGCCATGATTGCGTCCCTGGAGCAAGCCTTGCGCACCGGCGATCTGTTCGCTGACATGCAGGTGAAGGGCGCACTGACGGCGTTCATGCAGAACAAGGAGCTGTACGCGAGTCTCAAGAAAGACTCGGCCAACGCCACCGGGATCTTGGACAAGAACCTGGAGGAACGCCGGCAGTCGTCGGCGCAGAAGTGGGCGGAAATGGCGCAGGGCATGGACGATTCCATGCGTGCGATCGGCGACGCCATGCGCCCGGTCACGGACGCGGTGGCGGATGGCTTGAACTACGTCGCCCAGGGGCTGAGCAAGCTGTCGGATGAGTCGCCCAAGGTGGTGATGGGGATCGGTGGCGCCGTCGCGGCGGTGATCGCCTTTTCCAGTGCCATGAGCACCTTCAAGATGGCCAAGGGTTTGCTGAACATCGGGCGCGGCTCGCTGATGGGCAATCCCAACATTCCGCAAAAAGTCATTGTGGTGGGTGGCAGCGGCGGCGGCAGTGGTCTGGATGCGGGCGATCTGGACGACGACGGCAAGCGCAAGAGGAGAGGCCGCCGGGGTGGTCGCGGGGGAAGGTGGCCAAGTTGGGCGACGCCGTCTCGACCGTCTCAAACACCCGCAAGGTGGCCAGCACGGCCAGCGCCGCCAGCGCCGCCAGTTCGGTCGGGAAAGCCGTCAGTGGGGTCGGCCGAACGGTGGCCACGGGGGGCAAGGGCCCGGCGGTTTTTGCGGTGATCGAGGCCGGTCTGAAAGCCAAGGACACCTACGACAACGCGGTGACGCAGGACGAAAAAGCCGAGGGGTACGGCGCAGCAGTGGGCGGGCTGGCGGGCACGCTGACCGGTGCGGCCGCAGGGGCGGCCATCGGCACGGCGGTGTTTCCGGTGATTGGCACTTTTGTCGGTGGCTTGATTGGTGGCTATCTCGGCAGCCAGGGCGGCGACGCCCTGGGTGGTGCGCTCGGCAAAGCGGCGTTCGGCACACCGGACGAACTGAAGCGGATGCCGGCCGCCGGGCCGCTGATGATGACCCAAGCCGGCAAGGACATTCCGCCGGTGTTGGGCGGGATTGCCCAGTCGTTTGCCCCGTCGACCACCGGGCCGTTGATGCTGGCCAATCCCGGGGCGAGTGTCGCGGCCACGGCGGCCGCCGCCGCACCGGTCGTGCCGGCGGTGCCGCCGGTGTCGTATGACCCGCACGACCTCAACTCGAAAGACGCCATGTTGCTGCCGCACTTTGCCAACAAGGTGCGGTTCCCGGGTTCTGAGTTGCGCCGCCCCAAGGTCATTAAGTCGGGTTTGGAAGATCCGGCGCCGCAACCGGGGGACGCGGCCAAGGCCATGATGTTGCCACCGGCCAGCGCGGACGCGGCGGCGGGGGCGTTGGTGAAGCCGATGGCGGCGAAGTCCGAAGCGCCAAAAATCGAGCCGAAGGTGGATATTCAGGCGCCGTTTACGCTGACGGTCAACGGCGACGTCAAGGACGCGGCGACGTTGTACGCCCAGCTCAAGCCCTTGCTCGATCAGCACTATCGCGACATGGCCAGGCAGATGGGCAGCAGTCAGCTCTATGACGCGCCGCACGTTTAATGAGGAGGGCATATGTCTGATCAGGAAAAGACTGCGTTGCAGCAGTTACAGTCGGGGCTGAATCTCCTGGCCTCGGCCGGGGAAACCGGGCGGCGCAGTCTCGACGGCATGCTGGGTCCGGTAAATGGCGCGATCGGGGAAATCACCGGCGCGGCGTCCGAGCTGGACGGCTTGCCCTTTGTCGGTCCCGAACTCGGCGCCAAACTTCAGCGCGCCATGCGCGGGGTGAATGCGGCTCAGGCAAAGGTCGGGCAGGTGGTGGCCATGTACGGCGCGGCCACCCGTGCGGTGTCGCAAATTGACGAACGGATGGGCGTGCTGAAGGAGCAGGCGGGCAAGGCGGCGACTGCGATCAACAAGATCGCCGGCATGGTCAGTCCGTCGCTGGCCAACATTGTGCCCACGGGGGCCTTTGCCACGGATCAGACGCCGGCGCCGGAGGCGGTTAAACCGTTTCCGCACCTGCTGATCATCCAGCCGGAAGACCCCAAGGCGCAGCCGTATTTCTTCAACCTCGACACGGCGGCGTTTGATGAGTTGCGCCGATCGACCGAATTCCGATGGGCCTCCCAGGAGCGTCTGTCGCGCCGGCCGGCCCAACAAGGCGTCGGTATGGGCGACGAAAAAATCACGCTCAAGGGCGCGATTTTCCCCGGGTTCAAGGGCGGCTTGAAGCAGCTCGACACGCTGCGCGCGCTCGGCGCCCAGCTCAAGCCGCTGACCCTGACCACGGGCTACGGCGATGCGCTGGGCACCTGGTGCCTGAAAAGCGTCGAGGAAGAACAAAGCTCGCTGATGCAGGGCGGTATCCCGCGTAAACAAGGGTTCACATTGGAGTTTGCGCGCTATGGCGACGACATGCAGAACGTCTAGCGGGGATCTGCTGGACACCATCTGCCATAATTTCTATGGCCACCTCAACGGCAGCATGGAGGCGGTGCTGGATGCCAATCAGGGGTTGGCCGAGGAACAGCAGCCGTACCGCAACGGCGTGGTGATCGTGTTGCCGGAGCTGGCCGCGCCCGCCCAGGAGCAGGTCACGCTGTGGGATTGATGGACTACACTTTTTATTGCTCCTACTTCAAGTTATTTACTTACTATCCCGCCTTGCGCGGGCTTTTTTTTGGACAAAATCCATGACGCCCCAATTTCGTATCGTGGCCGACGGCGCCGATATCACCGGCCTGATCAACGATCGGCTGATTCAACTGAGTACCACCGACAAACCAGGCATGGACTCGGACACGTTCGAACTGCGCATTGATGACCGTGATGGACTGGTGACGATGCCCCGTCGCGGAATCGGGATCGAGGTCTACCTGGGGTACGCCGAGACAGGCTTGGCCCGTCTTGGCCGTTACGTGGTCGATGAGGTCACAGTGTCCGGCCCACCGGATACGATCGTGATCAAGGGCAAGGCCAGCGACATGCGCGGCAGTGGCAAGACCGTGCGTAGCGGGAGCTGGGAGGACGTGCCGCTGTCGAAGATCGTCTGCGATATCGCCGCGCGTAACGGTTGGGCGCTGGGGTGTCCGGTGTCGACCAAGGTCGCCCGGGCGGACCAGCTCGGCGAATCCGACTTCAATTTCATCACGCGCCTGGCTAAGCAATACGACTGCACGGCCAAGGTCGCCGATGGCAAGTTGTTGGTGATGCCGCGTCAAAGTGGGCAGACGGCCAGCGGTAAGACCTTCGGCGCGATCACCCTGACGCGCAGTGACGTCAGTCGCTGGCAGTTCAACCTGGGCGATCGCAACACGCACAAGTCGGTGGGGGCCAAGCACCAAGACAAGAAAACCGGAAAGCTGGTGGTCGTGTCGCTGGACAATGACGACCTGCCGACCGGGCTGCCCTCGGTGCATACCGATCGGCATATCTACCCCAACAAAACCGCCGCCGAGGCCGCTGCCAAGGCGCGCTTGGCGGCGTTCAACCGATCGAGCGCCGGTGTGCGGTTTGAAATGCCTGGACGAACGGACCTGTTTGCCGAACGCCCGATCATTGCCCAGGGCTTCAAGGTCGGCCTCGATGGCGAATACCTGACTGACTCTGTCGAGCAGGTCTACACCCAAGCCGGCTGGTCGACCACTGTCGAGTGCAACGGCGGCAAGCATGGCAAGGCGAAAGCCAAGGGCAAGAAACCGAAGAAACAAACGAAGCCGCTCAAAGTCGTGAATCTGTAACCGCGCCATTGCGCACCCCGGCCGCCACGTGCGGTTTTTTAATGCCTGGAGTTTGTATGGCCATCACCGAGCAACAGCTGCAACGCATCATGCCCAACGCCCGCCGCCAAGCGGGCGTTTTTGTATCCGCCCTTAACGCCGCCATGGTGCACCGACAAATCCATACACCGAAACGTCAGGCCGCATTTCTCGCCCAGGTGGGGCACGAGTCTGGGCAATTGCAATACGTCCGCGAACTGGGCGGCGAGCAGTACCTGAGTAAGTACGACACCGGCAACCTGGCGTCGAAGTTGGGCAATACGCCGGAGCTCGACGGCGATGGCCAGCGCTATCGCGGTCGCGGCCTGATCCAGATCACCGGCCACAGTAACTACCTGCGCTGCAGTCTGGCGCTGTTTAGGGATGAGCGTCTCCTGCGTACCCCGGAACTTCTGGAGTTGCCGCAATGGGCCGCCGAGTCCGCCGCGTGGTTTTGGTGGGTGCGAGAGATGAACGCCCTGGCCGATCGGGATGAGTTCGAGGCGATCACGCGCAAGATCAATGGTGGCCTCAATGGCCTGGCCGATCGACTGCAGCTGTGGGAGCGGGCGAGGGCGGTGTTATGCGTCTCGTCGACCTGATCCCTGCGCCGTATCGGCTGTTCGCCATTGGTGCGCTGCTGATCGCCATGGCCGGTGGATCTGCCGCGTTGGCCTGGCAGGTACAGGACTGGCGCTACGGCCAGCAACTCGCGGAACAGTCCAGTCTGCACACCGACACCCTCAACCAACTGATGCTGGTCTCGGCCGTCCAACAAAGTGCCGAACGGGATAAACGTCAGGCGCTTGAGCAACGGCTTTCCGCCAGTGAACAAACCCATTACCGAGTGTTAAGCGATGTACAACGTGATCAAGGTCGCCTGCGCGACCGTCTTGCCACTGCTGATGTGCGCTTGTCAGTCCTACTCGACGCCACCGAGTCAGCCAGTGGCTGCACGGTGTCAGCCACCCCCGCAACCTGCGGCGTGGTTCATGGCCCCACAAGAGCCCAACTTGACCCAACGCATGCTCAACGAATTATCGGCATCACCGATGCCGGCGACCAAGGACTGATCGCCTTGGCGGCCTGTCAGGCCTACGCCAAAGAAGTCTCAACACCGAAGTGAAAAAGAGCGACCGGGATGGATGCGTCAACATCCAACCCGACCGCCGTCCCTGCAGATTGTCCCTGCAAGTCCAGCCAAGGCTCTTACTCCGTGCACGAAGCGCGGCGAGCCTAGCACCTGTTTATCCATACAGTAAAGGTCTTGCACTCTATGTCTACACCCATCATCCCTTGGATGGGCGGCAAACGCCGCCTGGCCGATCGCCTCATTCCGCTTTTTCCGCCACACGAATGCTACGTTGAAGTCTTTGCCGGCGGTGCCGCGCTGTACTTCATGCGACCCCAAGCCGCACCGGTTGAAGTCCTCAACGACGTCAACGGAGACCTGGTGACGTTGTACCGTGTCGTGCAGAACCACCTGGAAGAATTCGTGCGCCAATTCAAATGGGCGCTGAGTTCGCGCCAGGTGTTCGAGTGGCAGAAGATGACCCGCCCCGAAACCCTCACCGACATTCAACGCGCCGCCCGGTTCTTCTACCTGCAGCACCATGCCTTCGCCGGTAAGGTCACAGGACAGACCTTCGGTACTGCCACCACTGGCCCAGCCATCAACCTGTTGCGGATCGAGGAAAATCTCTCGGCCGCCTGGCAGCGCCTATCCGGTACTTACGTCGAACATCTACCCTGGCTTGAGTGCGCCGAGCGCTACGACCGTGCCCACACCTTTCATTACATGGACCCGCCTTACTGGCAGACCGCCGGCTATGGCGTCGACTTTCCGTTCGAGAACTACGAGCGGATGGCCGACTTCATGCGCCGCTGCAAGGGCAAGGTGATGGTGAGCATCAATGACCATCCGGACATCCGGAGGGTATTTGACGGCTTTCATTTTGAGACCTTGGACATTCGTTATAGCAATACCAACCAGCGGCAGGGGAAAGCCGAGGTGAGTGGGGAGTTGGTAATTATGAATTGGAAGCCCACCGACTTCGGTGGGCTATTTTGATCACCAAGGATAGGGCCCCGGGCAACCTATTCCCCAGAGCTGTAACAGCTCAGTAAGCTTTATGAGGAATTCAATAACAGCAGTTAGCAATATCAAGAAAGGCATTATTTCACCTACAGTGAATTTCGCACGTTGAGGCGCGTCAGGAAGTCACGTAGGGAGGTTGGTTTAAGCTAATTGTTTCGAGGAGCATTCGTCAATGGATTAAAGGGAGGATCTTCGCTTTTTCTCCGATATTTCCCACTTTTAGCAAAAGTGAACGGGGTTGAGAGCGTGCCCGATTAGATGATAATTGCAAGTATGGCGCCGAGCGGAAGGTTCGTTCTCGGGATGGAAACGGCTAACGCTTTACGCATCCGGCGATGCGGAACGGCTTTACGTTACATTCAACGCAGCATTGGAAGCACGGCTCTTGCCCCCCGCTAAGCAATTCCAGTTCGCCGGAAGTCCGTTGTTGGTACAATCCCTCGCTGTGTTCGCCTGCACCGAAATACTGGGGACAGTCCAGAGGTGCAGGCGGGCCACCAGCTTGTTTGTTCCAGATCAGAAAAAACAACCCCAACCCGTGCAACACGTCCAAAACCTAGGGGCCCAGGTTCTGGAAATATCGGCTTATGGTTTCGCCTTGTCCGTGATGCACTGCTTCAAGCGATCAGTATCCGTGCCACTATCTTCGCTTCTATCGATGTCGCCGTTCGCATCTAGGTAGATATGCGTCGTCGGCCATTTTGGGGTGATGTTGACGCAATGGTTGCGAGTCTTTTTTCCCCACCAGTAGAACTCCATAAAAAAGCCTTCGTCTGGAAATATGTGGCCGAAGTCCATCGAGGTTTCGCCGGGGTACAGACCCCCACGACCGCTTCTGTAGATCCTGTTCTCTGTGTTCCAAACGACCCCAAGATTCTCTGTGGCTTCCTTTGAGTAGTGAACAGTTACAGTGGGAGTTGCGACATACCAGAATGCAAACGGCGAGAGCATCAGGAAAAGGACGGCAAAGATTCGCCGGTATCTAATTGGTTTCACATTTATGCTCAC